GGTCCGGTTTTCTTCATTACCTTTGCACGTTGTTCCATTGCTATTGCTGCCTGTATCTTGTGTGCGTGAGTTCTGCCTGATCTTTTTATTTTATTTATGCTAGATTTAGCCGTCTTTACATCCTTGAATCCTAAACCCTTGATTGTACCTTTTGGATTTTCATCCGTATACAAATCAGAATGCTTAGACTTAGGTCTAATGGTTCCGTCTGGTCTTTTTCTAGGAATCCTTTTGGATGCCATTATCTACCCTTTCGTCTACCGCCCTTAGCCTTTTTAGCATAGTTAGGATCCTTGCAGTACTTGGACGCGGCAAGGTTGGCGTAAGCGGACGGATACGTATCAAACGTCCGCCTCGCCCAAGCCTTACCTTCGGGGCATATCTTACCTCCGCTTTTTGCTCTTTTCTTTGCCATTTTTTACAATAGATTTAAGAAGCTTGGCTTGCCCGGCGTGAGCCTTAGAAGCCTTCTCAAGCTTTCTTGCGACGGTTAGTATTTTTCTGTGCATTTCTACCCCTTAATACTTTGAAGTCAGCCCCAGTAATTTTATTACGAGGGGGTGCAACCCTAGCTATCTTCTTCTGTTTTGGACTGTATTTGCTAAATGGCATTACTTCTTCTTCTTTTTCATAGCCATCTTCTTCATCCCTTTAGCCTTAGCAGCTTTTGATGGACGACCTACTTTGCTTCCGTATGTTCCTTTTCCCATTGGCATAATATTATCTTTCGTTATTTGATTATTGATTTTACCCAGGCTACGAGCTTGGATGCGATTGATTTTACCTTACAGATAAATTTGTCTTTAGTTTTGCAGATGCAGCACTTCATAATTATTTCTTTCTTTTATTGTGAAAATCAAAAAGGACTTTTACCTTTTCTGTCAGGGCTTCGATATTGTAGTGCATCCGAGCCAGCACAATGATAAGGGTAATAATACCAATACCGATAGGCCAGAGGGATGATATGATTTGTAAAATTTCATTCATTTAATAGTAGAGGAGCCAAAATAGAATCCAACAAT